CCCGAGAGGACGGGCAGCTTGTTCTTCAGGGTGGAGAGGACGCCAGCGCTGAGGACAGCGGGAGCGGCAGAGATGGAGTTAGCCATGTGTTAGGATTGGGTAGGGATGAAAGGGATTAGAGGGCGGCCTTGATGATGGCCGACTTGTGGGCTTCGAAGTACGCGTTGCGTTCCTTGGAGCCGACCGGGAGAGCGAGGAAGGCAGCGTAGTGGTTAACGGCTTCCACGGGGGCGGACTCGCCCTGAGGGAGGGCGACCGGGACGACACCGACGGAGGCCACGATCTTGGCGGCTTCCTTCGAAGCGGAAATCTTGGCGGCCTCGGCTTCGACAGCGGCGGCCTTGAGGGCTTCGGCTTCCTTGGCGGCGGCCTCGACGATGGCGGTGAGTTCCGCGATCTTGGAGTCCTTGGCGGCGGCTTCGACCTTCAGGGCTTCCAGTTCGGAAGCGGCGCCGACCGTGAGTTTCTCGACGGTGGCACGGAGGTCGTCGCGTTCGGCGGTGAGGCCAGACATGGCGGCGTTCGCGGCGAGGAGCTGTTCTTCGATGGTCATCTTGAGTTTGCGGGAGTTGGAAACTTTTGCCTCGTTGTCGAGGGCTTCGACCTTGGCTTCGGCCCACTTGGCCGTGCGCATGATGTCGCCAGAAGTAGGTCCGCCCCAGAGCGCCCAGGCTACGGCGCCGGCACCGGGGAAGTCCTCGTTGTCGGGCTTGTTCTTGGGGGCATCCATGTCGCCGCGGTGGCGCTGGAACCAAGGCCCCATGCGGCGCAGCTTGTCCTCGGAGATGCTACCCTCGACCATGTCGCGGGCTTCGCGGATGGTCTGATCGGTGACGCCATCGCCGGACTTTCCGTCAGCGTGCCAAGCAAGGCCGCGGCGGGCGGCTTCGCTGACGTAGTCAGGCACGGAGACGGTCTGCGGCATCAGAACGTCGCAAGGGCGGCGTTGAAGGAGTCGGCCAGCCCGGTCACCAGTCCCTGGGCGGCGGCCTGCTTGCCGGAGAAGACCTGGCCTTCCATGGCCTCGGCCTTCACGAGCTTGCGCTTCATGTTCACCGCGTCCTTGAACTCGGTATGGATGGTGTCGACGCTGGCCTGAAGGTTCTCGATCTGGTCGGCGTTGAGGGACGTGCCCTCGATGCCGGCGCCCTTGAACTTGCCGGACTTGATGACGACCATCTTGATTCCAGCCATCTCGGCGGCGGCGGAGTAGTCAGGGATGGCGATGTAGACGCCGATGGAGCCGACGGTGGCGGAAGGGCTGGCGACGACGCGGTCGGCAGCCGAGGCAATCCAATAGGCGGCGGAGGCCATCTCGGAGTCCGTGTAGGCGAGGGTCGGCTTCTCAAGGTTGCGGACCTTGTTGGCCAGTTCCTCGACGCCCGTGACGGTGCCGCCAGGGGAGGAGACTTGCAGGGCAATCTTCTCGACCTCGGGGTTCGCGGCGAAAGCGTCGACCGCATCGGCCAAGTCGTTCACGTCCACTGCGCCCATCATCTTCTCGAGCGGGCTCAGGCCTTTGCCGATCACGCCGACGACCGGGATGACGCCGATGCCGTCCGCGGTGACGTAGGGCTTAGGGGCCACGCCGAACAACTGGGCGAGCATATCCGTGAAGCCGAACTTCTCGGCGAGGACGGCATGGTCCTTGGCCTTGGCCGGGTCGATGAGAAGGGGCTCGCGGCCCGACAGTCCGTTGGTGAGGAAACGCATGGGGAAATTAGGAGTTGGGTTCGTCGAGCTGCTGGGGTTCTTCGAGGTCGGCAGGTTCGTCCTCGCCCATATCGGACTCGGTCTCCGTCTCGGCCTCGGTCATAACCGTGCCTACCGGGGTGTTGGTCGGGCGGAACAGGAGCTCGAACGGGATGCCGTATTCGGCGGCGAGGTCCTTGATGTGCACCATGTCGGCGGCCCGCTTCTGCATCTCGGTGCGGAAGTCGAGGCCACGCTGGGCGTAAAGTTCTGACATGGAAAGCAGGCCCATCTCGACGTCGGCACGGTCGTTGGCGGCTTCGCGGCCAGCGTCGACGGTGACGGACTTCGGGGTCGTCCAGGAGACGCGGTTCCAGCCGGCGTCGTCAGGGATTTCGCCGGCGGCGATGCCCTGCCCGATGATGTAGCCCCAGGTCGGGACGCAGAACTGTTCGATGATGATCTGCTGGTACTTCGAGAAGACGCGGCCAGCCTTGGCCGTGATGAGGCGGACGGTCGCGCCGCCGAGCTTCGAGGAGTCACCGACGAACTCGTAAGGCAGGACGCCCTGCGAGATGTCGCGCTCAAGCGCAGCGAGGAAGCCCGTAAAGGTCGGGTTCGGGCGGTTGCTCATGTGGGAGGTCAGCGCCTCGCCTTGGTCGAGCACCAGCAGTTTGCCGCCCATCGTGTTCGCGATGGAGGTGTAGGAAGGGGTCTGGAGGGCGCCGAGTTCCGAGGCCGTGTCCTGGTCGAGCGTGCCGCCCTGCTTCGTGATGACGCGGGTGACGTCGGCGTTGTCCTTCACGCCCTGCTTCTCGAGGGCGAGGATTTCCATCTCGTCCTGGATGGAGTTGATGGAGTGCTGGAGGAGCGGGATGCCGCGGGCGCCGGATGCGTACTCATGGTCGACGATGTGCATCATCGACTGGGCCAGAATCTGGCGGTTGCCGCCGTCCGACTTGTAGACGTTGCAGGCGACGTACTCGCCGTAGGCGCCGAAGATGATGCCGTCATGGATGCCCGGGATGACCACGCTCTCCTCGAGAGGATTGCCGACGCGGTGGGCTTCCATCAGCTGGAGTTTCGCCTCGCCGGTGGCGTTGCGCACCTTGGCCGCAAAGGAGTCGCCGTCACGGATCATGCCGCGCAGCAGGATGGCCTGGGCCTGATAGAACGAGAAGCGGTTCGTGATGTCGATGCGCTTGGCCTTCTCGGCGAAGTAGGCCTCGTAGACCTCCTGCATCTCAGGCGTCGACGCGTGGCTCTGCGGCTTGATGCCGTCGCCCACCGTGTAGAGCACCATGTCGGCGAGGATCTGCTTGAACAGGCCGCTGTTACGCTCCGCCCATCGGCACTTCTTGACCATCGACAGACGGTCGTAAGGGGTCAGGTCGCGACGCAGGTCTCCGGCTTCCTTGCCGTAGATGGCGCGGCGAGCGTGCGTGATGCCGATGCTCTGCCAGCCGCCGTAGGACGCCTGCGGGGCAGGGGTCGACGCAGGCTTGCCCACCTTGGCGGGGCGAAGGCTGACGGTCGGGACGGTCTTCTTGCGGGGTGCCATAGATTAGTCGCGGCGCGTAGACCAGTCGGTCGAGATGACCGTGATGGACTTGCCGTAGGTCTGCGGGTCGAGCTTGCTCAGGGCCCATAGGGCTTCGCCAAGCATTTCCTTGGCGGGCATGACCATGGCACGGCTGGCCGACGACCCGGAGTCACTGTAACTCATGAGGGTCTTCCCCTCCATAATGAGCGAAAGAGCCTTGGCTTTAATCTCAAGGAGTTCGCATTCAGTCAGTCCGATGAAGAGTCCAGAAGCCATTTATCTTGCTCGGATTGGAAGGAAAGGGGGGACGCGACGACCAACCCACGCCACGAGCTTCTTCCTTCCCGCAACTATTGGCGCCGCGTCCCTTGAGTTCAGTCTGCCCAAGGTCATGTGGAAGGCAAGTCGGTTTCGGCGGTTTCCCTGCCGGCGATACCCCAGCGGACGGCGGCCAGCAGGGCCAGCAGCTCGACGTCCAGGGCGTGGTTATCCTTCTTGCCCTGCGGGAGTATCCACTGGGGCTTGCCCGTCCGCTTGTCCTTCACGCGGACTTCGGCGTTCAGCTGCTCGACGTACTCGGGCGACGCGTCCAATGCGAACGTCCAGACCTTGCGGGCACGAAGGCCGTGGAGCAAATCCTTGCCGGCCAAGTTCGACCAGGAGACGAGAATGGCCCGCTGCTGGATACCGGGCACCACGATGGCCTGCTTCTCGGAGTAGAAGCGGCGGCTCGTCTTGCCGTCCCGATCGGTGACCGCGAAGTCCTCGGATCCGGAGCCCTTGGCCGTCTTCCAGTTGCGCTTGGCGCACTCGCGGTAGACCTCGGTCGTGTTGTCGCCTGAGTCCACGAAGACCATGGCCGGGTGGACGCCGTACTGCTTGCCGAACGCCTCGACGTTACCCCATGATTCCACGCGGGCGAAGGCCATCAGGCGGCTATGCCCGGTCTTGGCCCATCGACGCACGACCACCCAGAAGTGGCCACGCTGGACGTCTACCCCCATCGTGCGGAATGGGATGCTCCCCTGCGGTGCGTCCGCCTGCTCGACGACCCGGCCCTTCGGTGAGATCATGGCCTCGGCGTCCCAGTTGTCGCCCATCTTGTAGTTGGCGGCCTCGACCGTGCTCACCATCTCGCCGCCCTCTTCGCTCCAGGGCATGGCCAGACGCTTCTGCTTGAAGATGCGCCGCGGCTCCTCGTCGCCGTATTGGTCGGCGGCTTCCTTGGCCTTGAGCATCATCACGCCGAGCTCGCCCCAGCTCATCGTCGCGAGGCTGTTCCAGTGAAGGCCGATGTGCCCGCTGTTCGCGGCGACCGACGTGGCGACGAACGTCCCGCGGGCATTGGCTTCGATACGGCTGGCGTTCGTATCAGGGAGCAGTGTCCGGCAAGATGCGCACTCGTAGGTCGTCCCGACGCTGACCTTGTGGATGTCCCAGGAGCCGCTGGCCTTGGCGTCGTCGGGGAAGCGTACCTGCTCCCAGACCCACGGCTGCAGGTGGTCGCACTTCGGGCACCTCATGTTCCAGTCGCGTTGATCGGTCGTCTCGTGGAGCTGGTGGAACTCCTGCCCAGCCCGTCCGCCCTGCGACATGAAGATGCGCTTGCCCATCCAGCCGAACGCCGTGACGCGCGCGCTTACTTCAGCCAAATGGCCACGGGGCGCCTGCCAACATTCATCTGCAATTACATATCGAAGCGATAGTCGTTGAAGGTTTGTCTCATTATGGATGCCGCGACAGTAGAGCGTCATGCGGTCGAAGTCCGC